CAAGAAGACTTCTTTGCATCAACCTATCCTACAATATCATCTGGTAATACTACAAGAGTTATGATCACATCTACTCCTAAAGGTATGAATTTATTTTATAAGATATGGACAGATGCTATTGAATCCAGAAATGAATACGAAGCTATTGAAGTTCATTGGTCTGATGTTCCAGGTAGAGATGAGGCTTGGAAGAAACAAACAATAGAGAACACCAGTGAAGATCAATTCAGACAAGAGTTTGAATGTGAGTTTATGGGCTCATCCAATACGCTTATACATCCTAGTAAGTTAGGAGCATTGGTATTTCATGAACCTATACATAAAGCCGAGAGTGTAAAAATATTTAAAGAGCCAGAACCTAATCACGTATATGCTATATGTGTTGATGTATCAAGAGGTGTAGGTAATGATTACTCTGCATTTACATTAATAGATTGTAGTATTGTACCATACCAGGTTGTGGCTACATTTAGAAATAATGTTATAAGTCCTATGTTATTTCCAAATGTAATACTACAAGCAGCAAGAAAATACAACGATGCTTTCTGTTTGATAGAGATTAATGATATAGGACAACAAGTAGCAGATATATTACACCACGATCTTGAGTATGAAAATATAATGACAGCACAGTGGAGAGGTAGATCAGGACAGATAGTTAATGCTGGGTTTGGTGGTGGAGATCAACAGCTGGGTGTAAGAACTACAAAACAACTAAAAAGAGTTGGTTGTGCTACACTAAAAACTATTATAGAGAATGATAAACTAGAAGTAAATGACTTTGATATATTACAAGAATTAACAGCTTTCTCTGTTAAAGGTAATAGTTATCAGGCTGAAGAAGGCTACAATGATGACTTAGTAATGTGTTTAGTATTGTTTGCTTGGTTATCTAACCAAGAATATTTTAAAGAATTAACTGATATTGACATACGAAAACGCTTACATAAAGATAATGAGAAAGCACTAGAGGAGGATGTTTTACCGTTTGGTTTCTTAGATGATGGTCAAACCCCTGTAAAAGACAGGGATGAATTCATGCATGGTGACAATTTAATTAGTCATTCACCGTATGAAGATGACAATACTCACGGATTGTTTTAATTATTTTCGTGAACCCATGGTTTTTATAAATAAATACGAAACCAGATTTTAAACGATCATCAAACAAAATTTAATCGGTCGAAACGTAAAGGAGAACCAATAATGGCATTTCAAGTCAGTCCAGGTGTAAATGTCTCCGAGGTAGATATTACAGGTCTTGTACCTGCAATTGCTACCACAGAAGGAGCAATAGCCGGTTGGTTTAGATGGGGTCCAGCTGAAGAGCGTAATCTAATAGCGTCTGAAGAAGAGCTTGTAGATACATTCGGTGAACCAGATTCTACCAACTTCAATACTTTTTTCACTGCTGCAAACTTTTTATCGTATGGTAACAAGTTATTTGTAGCACGTGCTATACCATCAGATGCATTAAACGCAACAGTACTGCAGAATCCGGCAACTACTGTATCTGCTAGTAATGCAGCTCACGTAGAGTTAATTACAAACCAAGAAAATCACGCTAGTAAAACAATGTCATCTGTCGCTGCTGATTCAGCTTTCATTGCAAAGTATCCAGGAGCATTAGGCAACAGTTTAAAAGTTAGTGTATGTGATAGTGCACTAGCATTTGAAAGTACATTTACAGGTCAAACAAATAGTTCATTTGCTGCAGGAGATGCAAACAATGGTATTGAAGCTAGTGCAGCAGTAGGTAGTAAAACATTAGTGCTAACAGCTAAAGGGTATGAAACTGGAGATACTTCATCTCATCATGCACATTCAACTCGTGTTAGTACAAATAATGTTATCAACCAAGCCCAAACATTTTTCACAGTAGGTGATCAAGTTCGTCTAGGTAACAGTACTATTGGATATCAGACAACAAAGATTACAGCGATTGGAGCTACTTCATTAGCAAGTAATGCTTATACTAGTGGTAACAATACAACAACATATATAGGTAATGTCGCAATCACTATTGCAGACAAGTATCGACTATCAACAGACTACAGTGCTAATGTTACACAAGGTGATGACATTAACTCAGGTGGTATTACACGTTTCTGGGAATTCAGAGATAACGTAGGTGCAGCACCTGGTCAATCAGATTATTCAACTAACGTAGCAAACAATACTGCTAATGATGAACTTCATATAGTTGTACTAGACCAGGATGGTGACATCACAGGTACTAGAGACAACATCCTAGAAGTATGGGAAGGTGTATCAAGAGCATCAGACGCTAAGAACGAAAGTGGCGAATCAATATACTACAAAGACGTAATTGACAATCAATCAAATTGGTTGTGGGTTGGTGGTGCTGATATTCGTCCAACTTCAAATGTTAATACAGCAGCAGAAGGTTATACAAATACAGCTGTTAATCTTAACAACTACGTTAAACAAGAACCTCCATTTTCCGGATCATTGGTTGTTGGATCAGATGGTACTAACCCAAATGAAACATCAATAGCAATTGGTCAACTACAACAAGCTGCAGATTTATTTAAGAATGCAGAAGATGTTGACATATCAATTATGATGGCTGGTTTATCCAGAGGTGGTACTAATGGAGAGCAATGGCCAAACTACTTAATAGATAACATTGCTGATACAAGAAAAGATTGTGTTGTTGTATGTTCACCTGAAAGGGCAGACGTATTTAACAACTCAGGTAAAGAGTTTAGTGACGTAGCCACATTTGCTGGATCACTAACAGCTAGTTCATATGGTATCGCAGATAGTGGATGGAAATATCAATACGACAAATATAATGACGTATATAGATATGTTCCACTAAATGGAGACATAGCTGGTCTAATGGTAAGAACTGATGACATAAGAGATCCATGGTTCAGTCCTGCAGGATATAACAGAGGAGTAATTAAAAACTCTATCAAGTTAGCTTATAGTCCTGATAAGGCTGATCGTGATCATCTTTATAAAAATAAAGTTAATCCAGTTATCACACAGTCGGGCCAAGGAACATTATTGTTTGGAGACAAAACATTACAAAAAGCACCAAGTGCATTTGACAGAATCAATGTAAGAAGACTATTCATTGTTCTTGAGAAAGCAATTGCAACTGCTGCTAAGTACACTCTATTTGAATTCAATGATGAGTTCACTAGAGCACAATTCCGCAACATGGTTGAACCATTCCTAAGGGATGTACAAGGCCGTCGAGGAATTCATGACTTTAGAGTGATCTGTGATGAGACAAACAATACATCTAGCGTGATTGATCGAAACGAGTTTGTTGGAGATATATTCATCAAGCCTGCTAGAGCAATCAATTTCATTCAGTTAAATTTTGTTGCAGTTAGATCTGGAGTAGAATTCTCTGAAGTAACGGGTCAATTCTAAGATAAATAAAAGAAAGAGAAGGAGTCTTAACAAATGGCTTTTAATATAAATGAAATCAAATCGCAGATGGCTCTTGGGGGCGCACGCCCCTCACTGTTCCAGGTATCTTTGACTAATCCAGTCAACGCAGCTGGAGATTTGAAACTTCCTTTCATGTGTAGAGCAGCGCAAATGCCTGCTTCTACATTAGGAACTATTGAAGTTCCTTACTTTGGTAGGAAAGTTAAAATCGCTGGTGACAGAACATTTGCCGAGTGGACAATTACAATTATGAATGATGAAGATATGATCATTCGTAACGCAATGGAGCAATGGAGCAATAGCATCAACTCTCACTTAGGAAACTTGAGAGCTTTTTCTACAGCATCGCCAGCTCTATATAAAGCTAACGCTAGTGTGGTACATTATGGTAAAACTGGTCTACCACTGAGAACTTATACGTTCAATGGTTTATTTCCAACAGAAGTAAGCCCTATTGACTTAGACTGGAATACAACTGATACTATGGAAGAGTTCACAGTTACGTTCCAATATGATTATTGGGAGGTTAGTGGCGTTACCGGTAATGCCGGTGGTACTTAATACAATATTGAAAAGGTGAAAATATAATGGCAGAGTTATTTGGATTTGAATTTAAAAGAAAAGGTGTAAAGCAAGAAGAAGATTTAGGTTCTTTTGCACCAGTAATCGACGATGAAGGTTCCGTTGTTGTTGCCGAAGGTGGCGCATACGGAACCTACGTCGATCTTGAAGGTTCAACCCGCACAGAAGCAGAGCTTATTACACGCTATCGTCGCATGGCTTTACAGCCAGAGTGCGAGCTTGCGATTGACGATATCGTCAACGAAACTATCGTGTATGGAGAAGACCATAAGATTCTAGATATTAATCTGGACAGTGTCAACACGTCTCCAAAAATTAAGAATGTTTTGAGGGAACAATTTGATGAGTGTTTAAAACTTTTAGACTTTGGTAACAAAGGGTATGAAGTTTTCAGACATTGGTACATCGATGGAAGGTTATACTATCATGTAGTTATTGATGGTAACAGTCCTGCAGAAGGTGTACAAGAGTTACGATACATTGATCCTAGAAAGATCAAAAAAATTAGAACAGTTAAAAAAGACAGAGTCGGTGGTGCACAACAAGGACCAGGCGCTGTTACAATACAGAAAACTAAAGATGAATATTTTATATACAATGAAAAAGGTTTCACAGGATATCCAGGTGGATCGCCTTCAGCAGCTGCTGGGGAGCAAGGAGTTAAGATTGCACGTGATGCAATTATTAACGTCACCTCAGGATTGATGTCAGAGGACAATAGAATTGTCCTAGGTCATTTACACAAAGCAATCAAACCACTAAACCAGTTACGTATCTTAGAAGATGCGTCAGTTATCTATAGGATATCAAGAGCACCAGAACGTAGAATATTCTACATTGATGTTGGTAACTTGCCTAAGATGAAAGCTGAGCAATATCTAAGAGACATGATGACTAAACATAAGAACCGTTTAGTTTATAATGCATCGACTGGTGAGATCAGAGATGATCGTAAGTTTATGACAATGCTAGAAGATTACTGGCTACCACGAAGAGAAGGTGGTAGAGGAACAGAGATCACTACATTGCCAGGTGGACAGAACTTAGGTGAGATGGAAGATGTAACATACTTCCAAAAGAAATTATACAGATCACTTAATGTTCCAGTATCAAGATTAGAACCAGAAACTGGTTTCTCTCTAGGTAGAAGTGCCGAGATTAGTAGAGACGAATTAAAGTTCCAGAAGTTCATTAGTAGATCACGTATGCGTTTCTCTCAATTGTTTGAGAAGATAATGGAGAAACAATTAGTACTGAAACAAATAATGACTCTTGAAGAGTATAACGAAATTAAAGATCACATTCGTTATGACTTTATGGAAGATAATCACTTTACAGAATTGAAAGAGAATGAAATAATGAACGAGAGAGTTAATGCATTGAATGCTATTGATCCTTATATGGGTCGTTACTTCTCACAGAAGTGGGCTCGTAAGAACATTCTCCGTATGACTGATGAAGAGATTGAACAGATGGACCAACAGATAGCTGACGAACAAGCTGAAGGGTCAATACATCAAGATCTAGAACCAGCTGGTCAAGAAGCAAAGCCTGAAGGTGAAGAAGGAGAAGACTCAGAAACAGATGAAAATCCTGAGGAAAATCCGCCAGAAGAGCTATAATTGATAAATAAATAATAACGGAGTTAAATTATGCCTGAATATAAAACTGATGACTTGATTAAGTTTGCCTCTACAGGTAAACCTGCTAAATTTGGAGACGCGTTTGGCCAGATGATGTCTGGTAAAATAAACCAAGGTGTCGAATCAATCAGGCAAAAAGTTGCAGCTAAACTAGGGGGTCTTGATCCTACCGGTGAACAGGGTGACGGTGCAGAAGAAGGTGGTAATAAACATAGTACACCAGACGACGTAAGTTTGGAACTAACCCCTGAAGAACAAGAAGCACTCGATGCTGACGAACCAACCCAAGACACCGAACCAAAGGAGGCCTCGGGAGATACAAATGAAGTCACTAAAACAGATAATTAAGGAGTCAGATTATACTGATCCTAAAGCGCCTGCCGACAAGGAATTTGTTGACAAGCACGTAATACAAAAAACTGATTACCCTCATACACCTAAAGGTGGATCTAATGATGAGGTGTTCTCAGGTAAGAAACAAAAAAAGAAAAAACGTATTGCTGATCCAGAAGAGGGACAGGATAAAGAAGTAAACGAAATGTCGTCTGCTCAGATGAAAAAGAAAGAAGCGATTGTTAAAGGCATGAAGAAAAATGCTTCTGACTTCATTAAACGATATGGTAAAGATGATAGCGAATCAGTTATGCATGCCACAGCTACTAAGATGGCACAAAACGAATCAAAGTTACCTTTTGCACATGCAGCAGTAGATGTTGAAGAACAAAAAATATTAAAGTCATTATGGGAAGACTTAAATGACGATAATAGAAAACAGTTTGAGCAAGCAGTACTTACAGACAAAGGTCTACAGAAAGTGCTAGCATTTGCAAAACAAGGCTGGGGAGAATAACAAATGGCAGCTGTAGAATTATCAAATCATCTATCCGTTGGGGGAGGAAAAGTAGTATTACTTTATAAGTCAGGTAGTACTGGTTCTGTAAACAAATCACTTGCTAATTTAGCAACAGGTGGTGAGACTGTTACTGCTGCTGACATTACTCGCATCTTGTACACTGGTGCGGGCACTCTAACAATCAAAAGAAACACAACTACAGTATTCATAAGTGACTCGGAAGCTACGTTTGATTGGGATCTTAAAGGTATGGGAATGTCTCTCAGTGCAAATAATGATCAAGCAATCAACGTAACATTTTCTGACGCGAACAGCACAGCGATAATAGAATTACAAAAAACATCTAACCATAGTGCTGGATAAGGAGTAACTAATGAAACTTATTACAGAACTAACAGAAACAGTAGATTATATCTTTGAAGCAAACAAAGAGACTGGTAAGAAAGATTATTACATTGAAGGCGTATTCATGCAAGGAGACATTAAGAACCGTAATGGTAGAATGTATCCTGGTCAAGTGTTAGCTAAAGAAGCTAACAGATATAATAAAGAATACATACAAAAGAATAAAGCATACGGCGAGTTGGGACATCCACAAGGTCCTACTATAAACCTCGAACGTGTATCACATATGATTAAAGAGTTGAAACCTGATGGTTCTAACTTTGTCGGTAAAGCGAAAATCTTAGATACTCCGTATGGACAGATCGTAAAAAATCTAATTGACGAAGGGGCGCAGCTTGGCGTAAGTTCTCGAGGTATGGGAACACTACGCGATCGACAAGGTGCTCAAGAAGTGCAATCAGACTTTATGTTATCCACTGCGGCTGATATAGTTGCTGACCCGTCTGCTCCTGACGCATTTGTTAATGGAGTTATGGAAGGAGTTGAGTGGGTTTACGATGCAGCTTCTCACAGCTTTAAAACTATGTCAGTTGTGGACGAAGTTAAAAAAATGGGAACTAAAGACGTTAGGAAACTTAACGAACAGCGAATCCGTCTGTTCGAAAAGTTTTTAAATAGTTTATAGTTTATAATTTTTATAAATAACATAGAATAGAATAAAATTCCGTTCTAAACTAGTTTAAACAAAGGAGTCTAAACATGGCCGATAAAGAAATCGAACAAGTAGTCGAAGACGACGACTTGCTAGAGGCCAGCCTAGAGACTACAGAAGACAGCGATGAGCAGCTAGACGAATTTACTGCTGACAACACAGGTGGTGATGTCATTAAAGGTGCAGAAGTTCCTGAGCCTACAAGCACAGGTTCTACCGCCCGTTCAGCTGATAAGTCTGGTGGCGACACAAGTACGCCTTCAGACGATCAAAAGTCTTCAGTAACGAAAGCTGCCCTTATTTCTCAAGTTATGGGTAAGATGAATAAGATGTCTAAACAGACATTGCAATCACTTGCCGGCGAAGTAGCTTCTGGACAATACGGTAAGAATAAACTACCTGCTTCAAAACCTCAATCGCATGGAAAAGATGCGATGCCTAAAGTAGATGCTCCTAGAGTATCACAGGCTGAGTCTAAAGAAGCAATTGGTGAAATCTTTGCCGAGGGAGATCTATCTCCTGAAATGAGAGAGAAAGCTCAAACAATTTTTGAAGCGTCAATCAATTCAAGAATTATTGAGGTTACTGCTCATATCCAAGAAGACTTTGACAAGCAACTTGACGAGCAAAAAGAAAAGTTTAAGATAGACCTTACTAACCGCGTAGATGAATATCTCGAATATGTCGCCGAAGAGTGGATGACACAAAACGAAGTAGCTATCGAAAGCGCGCTTAAGGTTGAAGTAGCCGAGACTTTTATTGACGGTATCAAGAACCTTTTCCAGGAAAACTATATCAGTATTCCGGAAGAGAAGATTGATCTTGTCAGTCAATTGACCGGTGAAAAAGAAGAGCTTGAAAGAAAGTTAGATGAACAAGTCCAAAGAGACATGGATAGTAAGAAAGAGAATGACGAGTTAGAGAGATATAAAATCTTTAACGAAGCATGCGACGGCTTAACTATGACTCAGAAAGACAAGTTGTCTCAGCTTTCAGAAGGTATAGACTATGAGAACAACGAAGATTATAAATCTAAGATTGATCTATTGAAAGAACATTACTTCAATACAAAAACAGCCGCTACGGTAGCAGAAGATCTTAACAGTGACCCTGTCGAAGTGGACGAGGAAGTACCGCAAGTAGGTGACCCGAGTATGGCTGCATATGCTAAAGCAATCTCAAGAAGTATTCGTAGATAAATAATAAACCCAAATAGGAGGGAGTCCAAAAATGCAATCATTTAATGAAGAGCTTGTTAGAAAGTGGCAGCCTATTCTTGAGCACGCTGATCTTCCAGAAATCGCAGATCCGCATAAACGCCAAGTAACAGCTTGCGTACTTGAAAACACCGAAACTGCTCTTAGAGAGCAGGCATCGTTTGCTCCACAAAGCCTACTTGAGGCAGCCCCGGCTAACGCCATGGGCGGTTCTTCAAGTACAGCTAGTGATGGAGCCGTCGATATTTACGACCCAGTTTTAATTAGCTTGGTTCGTAGAGCAATGCCTAACCTAGTAGCTTATGACATCATGGGCGTACAACCAATGACCGGTCCAACAGGATTGATCTTTGCAATGCGTTCACGTTATTCTACTCAGTCAGGAACAGAAACATTCTACAACGAAGTTAACACAGCATTTAGTGTTGACAAAGATGACCACGCCAATACAGCTATTGGTGATGCAGCAAGGAATCTAGGAGATTCACCTGCAGATGGTTATTTGAACTCAACTAAATCTAACCTAGAACTGTACAACTTCATGTCTGGTATGACCACAACTCAAGCTGAGCGCTTGGGAGATGGTTCAGGCAACGCTATTCCAGAAATGGCATTCAGCATTGAGAAAATTGCTGTGACAGCATTGTCACGTGCTCTTAAAGCTGAATACACAATGGAGCTAGCGCAAGACCTTAAAGCTATCCATGGCTTAGACGCTGAGACTGAATTAGCAAACATTCTGTCTACAGAAATCTTGGCCGAGATCAACAGGGAACTTGTTCGTACTGTTGGTACAATCGCTAAAGTAGGTGCTCAAGAAGGAACCACAACTGCTGGTAAATTCGACCTTGACACAGACTCTAACGGTCGTTGGATGGTTGAGAAGTTCAAAGGCCTTATGTTCGCTATCGAAAGAGAGTCGAACGCGATCGCCAGAGGAACAAGACGTGGGAAAGGTAACATCGTTATCTGTCGTTCAGATGTAGCATCTGCACTTCAAATGGCTGGTGTACTTGATTACACGCCTGCACTTAACTCAAACAACCTAGCTGTAGATGATACAGGTAGCACCTTTGCAGGGGTACTTAATGGTCGAACTAGAGTATACGTTGATCCATATGCTGGAGACAACTATATGACAGTCGGTTATAAAGGCTCTAGTGCATTTGATGCTGGCTTGTTCTACTGCCCATATGTGCCGCTACAGATGGTACGTGCAGTTGGAGAGAACACTTTCCAACCTAAGATCGGATTCAAAACTCGTTACGGCGTAGTTGAGAACCCATTCGCACGTGGAACCACAGCTCTAGCAGCTACTGGTGCACTTGCAGCAGACTCAAATGAGTACTACAGAAAAGTTGTTGTTAACAACCTAATGTAAATTAGAGTTAACATTTCAATTTGATTAAGGGGCTCTTAGGAGCCCCTTTTTTTATGAGATAAATAATAACATGAGCACATTATCAAACCAACCAACTAATCCTCAATTCCTATCACCGGTAGGTTTTAACTTTTCTATACGTAAGTTGCCTAATGTAAATTACTTTGCGCAA